GAATCACCAAATCTACTTTGATTATTCAAAGTTAGACTTCTTACTCTCGCAGTAAATTGTCCATTTTGACCTCTTGGGAATGCTCTGACTTCAGTTGATACTGAACTGTAACCAATACCAGGATTAGTTACTATTGCATCAATTACAAATCCATTTTCAACAACTGGACGGACTACAGCACCTGCTCCAACACCTGTTGATATAACTCTAACTTCAGGACTTGAATTATACTCTCTTCCTCTGTTTACAACTGCTACATCAGTTATTCTACCACCTACAACAATTGGTTTAAATTCTGCAAATCTACCATTCTCAATTGATACTTTAGGAATTACCTGTTTATCTAATGTAACTGATCCATAATTTGTACCCTCTTCATAAAGATATGCTCCTATGAGTTCACCAGTTACAACAGGTGTTGCTATAATATCACCAGTTATAGTAGAACCATAAGAAACATTGATGTTAATTTTGATATCTGGATATTTAAAAATTTGGAATCCTGAACCACTAGTTACAAAATCAACATATTTACCTCTATCATAATTAACACTTGAGGTAGCACCGATTCCTGCATCAGCTAATTGAAAAGTATCGTCTGTTAATTTACTAATATAATATGAAGAAGTCGTTGTCAATCCTTGTATTACAGTTGTCTCTGCAGAATATTCTATAATTTCACCACTTTGGAAACCATGATTTTTAAAGGTAACTACATTCAATGATGTCGATATACCAGCAGGTTTAACTCTTAACTTACGATGTGTATAATTTGATCCCTCTTCTAAAACTTTAACAGCAACAAGAGTATTTCTATTTTCTGTTTTAAATTTATGAATACCACTTGCAGCAGTATCTGTTGATAATCCTACAGTGTTTATACCAGCAGTTCCAAATGTTGCATCTGTCGGAGTGTTGAATATTCTAACTGTGGTTGGGTTTACAATTCTAACATAATATGGAGCACCATCTGATAATGTATCAGATATTTTATTTTCTAAATCGTATGCTGTTCCAATACCAATTGGAGTATTACCGTCTGCACTATAATAAACTAATTGTCCATCCTCTAAACTATGAGGATTTTTAAATGTTATTGTTTCATTTACAATATCAACACCACCATTAAAGAAAACATCTCTACTATCAAATAATAATTCTCTGTTTCTCTGTCCCAATATTGGTTGTAATACACAACCACTTCCATTTCCACCAGTTAATGAAATACTTGTTACCTGATCAATATCAAACTCTTGTGGGTCAACAAATACTTCTTTTACAGTTCCTTTTAATATTGGTTCAGCAGCCGCACCAGTTCCACTACTAGTCTCAATTCCTATAATTGGTGGTTTTAATATATCATATCCAGTTCCACCATTTAATAAGTCAACTGATTCAAGTGAACCATAGTAAATTTGATTATCTGAAATAGGAGAACGTATTTGAACACCATTTATAAGTATACCAATATCATTTACAGGAGTTTCTTGTTTAGATGTTACAAATAAATTTTGAGATAATGGAAATTTCTTTAAAACATTATCTGCCTCAAGAACTCTACTCTCATGTCTTTGTAAAACAAATCTATGAACATCTGTTGTTGATGTAGTAGGACCAACTTGAACTGTGCTTGCAGTTCCTATTTGTGCTGTTGAATTATATAATCTAATTTGAGATATATTTTGATTTGCTCCAGGTATGACAGGATCAACATAATAAGTTCTACCAGTATCAAGTCCAACTAATGCTTCACCTTCAGTTTGATAAACAACAGGATCACCCTGAATAAATTGAATATCCGTATTTGGTGGTGGTGTGAATTTAATGAAACTATATCTTTGATTTAATGCTTGATATCCATCTAAATTAGATTCTGTTCCACCAGTCAGTGTTTCTTCAACTATCTCAGTTGTTATGTCATAACTTGGTAATGAATTTGATGCAACATAACCGTCAGTGTTTCCATCAACATAAACTGATAATGTGTCTGCAATAAATGTATCATTTCCTTGAGAGAGAGTAACACCTGAACTAGAAACTTTTTCAACTATTCTACGAATATCATATTCTTGGAAACTAACTGGTGTGAATCCAGCGATATTTGTTGCGTTGACTTGATTTAAAGTAACATCAATAGCACCTACAGTACCTCCACCAACTACAGTCTGTTCATTTCTTTCTAGTATTTCAAATCTATCACCAACTTTTAATGATGATTTATCAATTTTCGTTCTAAATTTAAATGTGGAACCTGAAATTTCAACTTGAAATCTTGAAGATGTGTTGTAGATCCAAGAGTTTGCAAAAATTTCTTTATAATTTTTAGCATCATTTTCTATTTTTTCACCAATATTTTTAACAAATAAGTTTTCTTGTTCATTGATCAAACTAATATCAGTGATTGGTACTAACTCAGATAGTACACCAGTGATTCTTAAATCAACTCTCTTAGATAAATCACCATTTTCATATCCAAATATAGTTTCATTTGAACGCAAATCGGAGGCAGTGGCAATACCAACACCTACTCCTGAACATCCAAAGAATTGGTTAATAGATTTTGATGTATAATTTATCGCTGAATTAGCACCACTTATAATTGTTCCTGTAGTTCCAAATCCTACAGTAGAATCAACATCTATGATTGTTGCTCCTGCAGTTGTACCACCTATAACTTTTGTCTTACCTGGTATTGTAAATGTACCTTCAATTAAATCTCTATCACTAAATCCTACAAATAGTGCAATTTTATAATAATTTTTTCCTTCTCTTTTAATTATTTCAACTTCTGATACAGATGCATTAGTTGATGTATCAGTAGATTTAAATATAGTTTGTCCAGTTAAGTTCTGTGGTTCTCCAGTAGGTGTAATTAAATCTGCTACTACAACTTCACGACGTATGAATTCTGCATCAGATGGTTTAATTAAATTACCTTCTAAATCAATTATTTTTGACTCTACACCATATAATACTTTAAATAATATTCTTATCGATTCTTCTACACCTTTTGACTGATAAAATGAACGAGCAAATTTTACAAAATTACCAGCATCTAAAGTTTCTGCAAAATCATTATTTTCTAAACCTGGTAAGAATGTTTTCTTTAATTTTTTGAAAAACTCTTGTATGAATAATACTGATAGATTTTTAACAGATGATCCATTAGCATGTGATGCTGTACTTGTATCTTCAAACTGTAAACTTTCACGATTAATTTCAAGTAATGAGGATGATATACCAACATTATATCCACTGATTCCACTAAATCCACGAATACAACCAGTAAAAGAAGTTGAAGTTATACCAGTGTAAGATATAATTTCATCATCAATTTTAAGTAATCCATATTCAGAAGGAAAACCTTTTGTACTTGGTACGTTTATAGTAGTATCAGCAGTCGATATACCCGCTGTAATTGTAGTAACACCTACAACAACTTCAGGAACTAAATTATCTGATTTTAAATACTGATCAAAATTACTAATTAAATCAGTTGGTCCACCTTGAAACTCTTGAGAGTGATAATATGTTTTTAAAAATTCGACAGTTTTTGGAAAATCAGTTGTCACAAACTCAGGTAACTGACTTTCAATAATCGTATTGACTTGTATTCTTTTGTCAATCTGGGACATAAATTATTTCCTCTCTAAGTCTCCATTAGAGTAACTTGATGTATAGTAATCTCTAGTAAATACAACACCAGAAACATCTTCACCTGAAGCAATAACATCTTTAACTGTATTTATTGTACTATTCGATACATCAAAACTGAGATACAAATCCTTTAATCCAACAACATCATTTGATTCTGGGAATGCCTGAACCTCTATAATGCTATTTTCACTAACTGTTGATGTAATATTAATTGTATTAAGTATAACTTCACCCTTTTTATAATCAACTAGTCCTGCATCCTTTACTAAAACTATTTGTTGATTCTGATTATTCTTTGTTACAACTGATAAAGTACCTTTCATACTACCATCTAAGTTACCAGTAGTATTTTTGTTAGGTACATCAGTTAAATAAGCAACTTGTGAGAATCCATTTATTGTGAATCCAGTGCTTTTTATATTGTATCCTGCTGGATTGATATAAAAACGATTACCAAAACAAAGTTCATACTGTGCAAACTGATTCAAAAGTGCCTTCAAATCTCTTCTAACAATAACTTTCGTAATATTAGATGTAATACCATTATCAACACGGTCTATCAATGTATTTAATTTACTAAATTTAAATCTACCACCAAACTTATTAATCTCTACATTATTGGCATATTGATTCAATGAATTTACAATATCAGTTTTTAATTGATCTGAAGATGCAATCTGTGCAGTGTTATAATAAACATTCGTTTCAATCTCTACATATAGTATTTTTAAGTCAACTATTTCAGAATTTATACCAGCGATAGCGTAATTCTTTAATCTGTTTTTAATTTGAGATTTATCAAAGTCAGATAC